ACACTTAAAGTCCGCAGACTCTACTCATTTGTCACCACACTCGCGCATGGCCCCCAGTCTTTCAACCAGTTCCGGTCATACCGGCCGAAGCTTTAATTCCCAGTTATTACTAACCAGTTCCGGTCTTACCGGCCGATCCGACGGGTGCAGCGGCTGCCGCACCCCTAAGCTCACCGAGAGTTACTACACTGCCATCAGGGCAGTTACAACTATCCGCTTGCGCTGGACACCTCGGTAAAATCAAAATCACCACAAAGCATAGTTTCCCTTATGCTCACAGTTATCTCATCAATCATATCCTCCATCGTACTATCTTCCACCCATACAACTGAGTCTTTCTTCTTCCTACTTGAACATATTCTATGTATATGGCCCTTTGCCTCCCTGAAGCTTTTTGATATTAGCCTCATGGATTCGGTGCTCCTCACCTCACACATATGGTACGCTTCCACATCTTGTGTCCACTCTCTTCTATTCCTCATAGCATTAGCAGCCAGTACCACTGCCGCCTCTTTGTCACCCATCATAAACATTGTAGTCAATCCCGAGTACATTTCCAATTTTGAACTTGGGATACAGATTTCCTTAATCACCCTTGTTGGCCTCACGCTGTCATACAGATACTCCTCGTAATTGCCCGACAGCCACTTTGTCCACTCAAACATTGCCTCTAAAGCACATCTAGTTCTTGGCAGTGCTTCAAAATCCGTTGTTAGTATGGTTCCCATCGCACTCACTTTGTACGCACTCATTCGAACTATCCTTTCTACCTCTCTGGCATTCCTCATTTCAGCAAGGTACTGGTCACTCCCTATCACAGGTTCCAACTGTATTCCACCTTCTATAGCTTTAATGCACCTCACCACTCTGTATTGGTCATCTGCCTCCATATTTGTAATGTTGACCACACCACGCACCAGTCCGCAATCATCGAGTTTCCACCTGCACCACTCAGCTTCTGCACACATGTACTCCCCATCACCACATGAGACCTTATCTAGGACTCTCCTATCAATCATCACCATCACATCACTCTTCGTCTCCTCGAAGTTCATCTCCAATGACCAATTGTCGCATGCCTTCGTCACTCCCTCACTATCGCTGAAGGCCCTGGCACTCATCACAACATTTGCGCTTTCTGGACTGACATATACATTCCCAATTGCCCCAGTCAAAAGGACCTGTCCTATATCAGTCAACACATCGCGCCATTCTTTCTCCTGCACTCCTAGTATCATCTTATAGATGTGATTTGCTATATCGTACTCCTGCATCACTGTCTTCCACCAAAGCACGACACAGTTTGAGAATGCATCTGATGACTTAACTAGTAGCTTATCGATTGCTACCGCGTCCTCATGCTCACCAAGATTGAATTTGTCCCACAGTAGAGATTTCTTAATAGCACCTGACTTCTTGCCAGCAACACCAGCCGCTTTCCTATTTGCAAGCCTGCCAGCCAACTTACTGTAACTCACCCACGGCATTTCAGTCCTCATACCGTTCTTGATGCAGCATTTGTGTATAGCCAAACTTGGGCACAACCCTGCTTCATTCAGCTCTACCAACTCCTCAATCCGGTTTTCATTTCCTTTGAACAGCTCCATGTCGTACATTCCTGCGTCGAAGAAACAGACATTTGGTGGCGGCACCTCACAGTGTAGATTAGCCATAACCCTAGCCAACCTCCTGTAACACTCAGCTGTAGTTGGTGTGTACCACTTACGCTTAACATTGCTGTCATGTGCCATAGCCCACGTCACCTCAAATATGTCATTCCACTTCTTGTCACGGTTCTTGTTCATTCCTTTTACCTGGTCCTTTGGAGTCATAATAGTCCCAGCTCGGATACTACCAACCAATTTCGCTGTTAGATGGTCATGCACCAACATCACTACCGGTTCTTCGAATACCATCTTGTCCAGAGCCTTGTTCACTATCCTCACCCATTCGGATTTTTCACTAGCTGTACCATCACTGATTTCTTTCAACCAACCCATCAGCTCAGCACGTGAATCAACCCCGGCCAAATCATCCACGTCAATGCAGTTGAATTCATTTGCAATCGTGGTCTTACCACACCCAGCTGGCATCACAACAGTGTACAGATTTGGCCTCAAATCAATGTTCATAGACTCCTCATCTCTGTATTCAGCTGGCAACTTCCACGTAATTCTGGACTTCCTGAAAGCCCTGGCCAAGTTTACCTCTCGGACCTTCGAGTTACGTTCAATTCGCATACCACCACGGGAGTTGACCGTCGGTTCTACCATTGATCCCATCGTGCTATCAACCCGTCTATCGCCATTCACCTTCGCTACTCCCTTAAGTAGATGTCCGATTGCCTCCATTTTTGCTTGTATGTTTGTTGATCCTATTTAGAACTGACAAACTACGAAATTGTTGTTGTGCTTGTGTTTGTTGTTGTTGTGTTGTATGTTTGTGTTGTTGTGTTGTTGTTGTTGTTGATAATGTTACTAACCTCAATAATCTTGTTCCGCCGTTACGACCAGCGTTTCGTGACCCTGAGGTGCTACTCATCAGACGGCTCGACGACTTGCTGTACCAGCCAGCAAGTTAGGATACTTACCCATGACTTATCTGTTGTTGTTCCACCACCTGTCATTGTGTATGTTCAGTACTCAAACCAATCCACTATATAGAATTTAAATCTGTAAATTTGTTTATGTATCCTGAATTTCGAACTGATCCGTGTGATATTGATCAATTCGCCGTCGAGTTATCGGATTTTCTGTTTTTATC